CCTTCTCCGTTTTGTTTGGTTTTGGCGGATTTGGCTGTGTTTTTGGTTTTTTTGGGTTTTTCTCTGGCGACGTAATCGCCGTGGTTTTTGTTTTTCTTTTCTGGCAGTCCGTTTTTGACGGGTGCCTTGTTTTTAAGGTGATTGGCGTGTCCTTGTTGTGTCATTTATATTAGCCAATTTGTCCCTTTGTCTTACTCGCTTCGTGGATCGAAGGCTTGATCGAAGATATCCAGCAATAGATCTCCGAGAACACAATCCATGCAGGCATATCTCTTGAGGTATTCCCAGTACATGCGTACGCGAGTCTCGGTGGTCTTCAGGCTCCATGCTATAGATCTCAAATAGTGCTCTGCGAGGCTAGCGTTGAACTTGTTTTGACAGACTAAGTTGTACCTCTTTTCAACGCTGACGCTCATACTGCCTCTGGCCATCTTCTTTCTGATGAGAGCGATTTCGCAGTATATGGGCCCTTGGCTCTCTAGGGCGAGGCATTCAGCCCATGTTGCTGAATACACTCTGGGGTCTTCGAAGACTGGTTCATTTCCGTAGTACCTGTGACCTTTGTACAACAGACTCTCTGGTTTTCGAACCCATTGAGCAGATAGTATCTTGTTGGGGTTTGCTACCAATATTTTGCTGCAGAATTCGGATTCATACCACTCTCCGACTGAGTATTCCAACACTTGCCCTAGCCCGAAACAGCGGTCCTGTTTGTCTGCTGAGTAGCATAGACCTAGTGCTACTTTGACTTTCTGCAGATCTTTGCGGCTGACCCACAACACAGCATCATCACCTGCTACCCTCAGCACGAAGTCTTCTTTTTTGAGCTTAGCCACTCTCATGGCATACTTGATGCTGGCTATAACTCTCAGAGTGTTTCCGAGGGTCGTTAGAGTCGGGTTTCCACTGAATACCGTGCCTTTCAGCTTCAAAAATCCATACTTCCGCATTTTGGGTCCTAACACGTTGATCTTGGCTACTGGGTTGTTGATGATCTTGTAGATGTTGTCGACTAGCCTTTCCGGGTTTTTTGCTCCCCAAATCTTCACGCAAGTGAGGACTTCGGGCCTGATGTTTTCCCAGAACGCTTGGTCTACGGCCTCGATGAGAGTGTAGTGTTGGTGGCTGTCATGGCTGCCGCCGTCCATGGATAGGCAAACCGGGTCGTCTAGTCGGTTGTGGATGTCTGGTGCTGTCCTCTCCCAGAAATCGCTAGATTTTTCTCCGTGGACAAATTCCGGGAAGTTGTGTTTGGCTATTTGGAAGGCTATGTGCTGGACCCAAGTGATCACTCCGCATAGACTGGTGTTT